ACCTTTCCAAGCCTGTAATGGCGTAATCCACCATATCATCCAGCTCTTGCTGCGCTTCCGCAGAAGGTAAACTTTCGAAGAATTCAACGCGCTCCATCGCCCGTGTTTTTGGATTCAGCACAAACTCATGCCGTTTCGTTCTGGTTGCCATTCGTTCCTGAATAAATGGCACTGTGGAACGGAAACAAGCCCGCCCTGTTCCTGGTTTCGGATTATCATAAATAACCTCGCCAGTCGACAGCTCGATTCGAGATTCAAAAAACTCAAACCAATCTCCCTGTGATTCTGAAAAATCAAACACTGTCCCTTTTATCTGCATCGTAACTTCCTCCTTTTTAGTTAATAATTAAGTTCCATACGCTGTCATTGCTTTGCCGGATACTTTGCCCGCAAAATCAACCATGCCAAGAGCGTTCCGCTCAAAGACAATAGAATCGCATTTTGTTGGTAAAATATGACCGTCTGCCGCAACCGCCCAGTATTTTGTAGCGGTCTCATAGAAATACAGATTGGTGAGTTTAACGCCAGCCTGACACGCTGTCGCAAACGCCGCCTGCCCTGTCGTATCCGCCGGATCATGGTAACCCTGGAATGTTACTTCTCCCGGATCTCCTGCGCCACCAAATACAAAAGATTGGATGGTATCCCCAAATTCCGTATCCTCTAAAGTTTGCGCAGTGTATCCACTCATTGTCCACGTTGAAAGACCCGCAATTTTCACAGATCCGTACATCACCTTTGCTAACTTGCCGATAGTCGCTGCCATGACTTATACCTCCTGCCCTGTTTTTTGTTCATTTATATTCCGGCCCATCAAAACAGTTGATTCTAAATTCTGCCCCGGGAACCGATCGTACAACCATTTCCACATCTTCTTAAACACTTTCCCCGGCTCCCAATCACCAAAAAACCGAGTACAATAATGCTCTGCCCATGCGTCAATGATCCAGGCAGAGCCTATTTCATTTGCACGGAGGCATGCATATGTTCCGTACAAATCAAATCCTTCCAACTCTTCTTCAAAACGAAAACCAGATTTCATATTAACAATTATGGTACATTCATCAATACACGAACATTTTACTGGAAACTCATGTTCAGAAACAATCCATAATGGACTGCTCATGTCATGAAATTTTCCGCATAAAACTCCCTGTTCATCTTTTCCAACTATACCGGCAATCACCCAGTCCTCTGGTAAAAGCGCTATTTGCGCTTTGACTTCCTCCACCCAATTTTGCCGGTAATACATATCCTGATGTGTAAGAATGCCAATGGATGCACCATTCTTCTCAATCGTATTCAGCAACACATTCAGCCCTTTTGTAGCACTTTCCGGATCAAAAATAGTATAACATTGGTATTCACCAATCGATGAATTCCGCAAAATAAGATCAAGTCGCTTTACATCATTAAACATGCAACCAAATGCAATATGCTTATCCCATCGCCCCGGCTCAAAATAATTAAAAAGTGCGTAAAGATGAGGTTCGTACCGAATAGGGAAATTCTCTTTCAACCATATAGCCATCCTCCCATCAGCACAGTGGTCTGTTTCCTCCAAATAGAGTTGTTTGAATATTTTCCCTTTGCAAATATATTGCTGGCCTGAAACATTCCCAATTACAATATTTTCCGGAGTTGCCAGCAAGGTATTTACCGGATACCGCCGCACATCTATCGCATCTATGGGGATAGAATATCCACGTTTCATAGAAATAAAAATAACATCATCATCCATTTGTCGGATAGTATCAAATACGCCCGACTCAACCATGTCGTCATCGTCAAAAATTACATAATAATCTTCATTACTAATCGATGCTCCTTGAATGAATGCGTTCTTACGCCTGTAACCCTCATTAATAAAACCAGTTTTTGGGGCATTGCCGGGAATAATAAATGGCTGAATCCACGGTTTGTTAAAAACATCCCCTTTTAATTCACTTTCAAAAAGTGTTGGGTGCCATATAATCCCCATCGGCTCATAATGTTGTATCAAAGTATCGAGAAGGTTAAACCGAGCAAAAGCAGTAACAACATGAATCTGTTTTTCCTTTAAACAAGAAGCTTCCATTACTTTTCCCCTTTCTGGGTATCTTGCTCCTTGTTATAAATCAAACCAATCCCATGTGTCTTTTGTTCTGACGGATCATCAAGAAACTCCACCATCGCTTTACCCGGAACTTTCTTTAATGTTTCCCATAACACCCCGACATCCGGCCAAAGTGGTTCCTGTAAATCATGGAAAGCACAGAATTTTGCATACTGACCAAGATTTTCATAATCCTTTTTTGGCCAAGGGGCGTTATGTTCCGCGTCGATAAAAACAAAGTCAAATGCTTGCCCCTTTATTTCATCACTCGTAACGGATTTGTGAATAAGCCACATTTCCGTGTTAATAATAATCAAAATCTCATCATCAAGAAGTCCGGTCGGATCAATACCAAGACACTGAATTCCAGGATTAAACCGCCTGAGATACTCCGAACAAAAAAGAAAATTCGCACCATAATAAATTCCGATCTCACAAAACGAATCGAGTTTGAAGGCACTCATATAAACAAGCAACTTTGCAATCTGATCCGGAGTCTGTCCCAACGAAGCGCCCTGTCCAATAAACCGCGCCTCCGGGCCTGATGTATGCCCCCAGTCCATAATGCCAAAGGCGCGAACCAGATTTGCTACCACTTCCGCATCCTTTAATACCGCAAGCGGTAAGTTCCTTAATAGGTTTTGAACTACTACTATATTCTTATTTTTCATCCCTTGTTTCCCTTTTTTATATTATTTCCATTTTCAGATATGCTTTATCATTATAGATGTGTATCAATTCCCATCCCTTTGCGCCCAGCGCATCGAGATTAGGAAAAACTATTTCGATATCATCCACATAATAACGAAACTTCCTTTCTAATTTATTTGCCGCCTCCTCTTTTTCCTGCGCATCAAGAACTTTTACAAAGCAGGCATCACATAAAATCGGCTGTTCATTTTCCATTGCCTTTTCATATGCCGAAGCTATTATTTCTAATTTCTCTCCACAAATATCACAATCTACCTCTACTTTTGGATCATCCATACCTTCCCCCTTTTTTATTCTCTGCGGTCAAATGGAATCGTAATTGCGAAATGGAACCAGTCCTCTTCAATCCCCAAATTCTGAACCGACGCTTCGTCGCAATCAATTCCTCCAAAAGCCACCAAATCAAATAATGCGGACAACGTATCCACATATCCCCTTGCCGTTGCTGTTCCCGTTTCCTTTGGTACGAATATACTGATTTGTATAATCCCAAAATGAGATTTTAATGGGCTTCTGCCAAACTCTAACGCTTCCGAATCCCCTGGAAGGATTGAACACCTGATAAATGCCGTTCCTGGCGTCGGGACGTAATACACGTTATCCCATGCAATGGGCGTTGTGCTCCATCCAGTGGCTAATCGGGATTCAATATCCACTCTCTCTTGAGCGTAGCTCATATCAGATCCTTAATTTGGTTTAATTTACGTTGCATTGAAAGTGCGGTATTCCTTATCCAGCCTTTAGCGGCTTGTTTGGATGATCCATATTCCAGTGGAAGTGCATACTGCAAATTGTTATGCAAGAACATGGTCTGTCCCAATTTGTATTGGGAAATGCCTTGCGACTGTTTTCCAAAATTTGCAGAAGTATCTTCCGTTGTGCTGGCGTCCATGGTACCTACAGAGGAACCCCAGTTTGCTTTAAATCTTCCGGTATCCACTGGGCTTTGGCGTATTACCTGTCGCAACCCATCCAGCACGATCTTCCGCACAAACTTGCCGCCATTTTTATTCACGATAGCTTTTATTTTGGTTTTCTCAAAAATAACTCTTGCCATTATACCCTCTTAATCATCGATCTCAGCGCTCGTAAACATACTATGTCGAATTGCGTCCCCCACTTCGGTTACTTCAACCCGGCGTAAACTAATCGTACATACGCAACGTCCTGTTACGTTTTCAAAAGTATTGATTATTTTATCTATTGCGGTTATTTCTGAAAAAACCAATTTCGTTATTTCCTTTTCTGCTACATTCCGTTTTTCATTTATTTCTTGTTGTAATCCCATTTTCCCCTCCCTTGTTAATTATTTATGCGCTCCGCCTTGTCTGGAATATCCATAATGCCCTGGCTGGATCAATCCCTACCGCTTCCACCGTCCACTTTTGGCTATTAGAATCGGTAATCACATCTGTAATCTTCGGCGTCGGCGTTAAATTCAGATTCGGGATGGAGGCTTTTTGATCAGTGGCCAATATCACGCCGCCTGCCGCTGTAATCTCTTCCGACAGATAATCCTCGAACAGAATCGCCAAACTCGCATAGTCGGTATCCGTCGAGGTGAAACCTCCGGTGGCGGGATTATAGACGGCAACCCCCTTTGACGTATAGGTGCAGGTCAATGGAATATCCCCAATAATTTTAAACGCCGTTTTCGCCGCTTTTTGGACTACATCTGCCAAACCCATACGGATATACCTCTTTACAATTTAAATGGATTATAGACCGGAAAACCCCCACTCAGCCCCCTATTTCAAGGAGAATAATAAACGTCGGTGACTACTGATAAGTCCTCCCCGGTCTCACTGTCCCAATTATCGCCTGCGGCGGTGCTGGTATTCCAAGTATCAGTATGCAACTCCGCTCCGCCACCTGTGTGGATAGTGTTGAATCTGAAACCCACAAACACCATGCTAAAATCACACCAGCGGCTACTATCATTACACCTTTCAAAAAAACATTTGGTTTCCTAATCAACTCCTATATCCGAATTACTTCAGAAGTTCCTTTGAGACTTATTTTTGATCCCAGGAAATGGATCATATTCCAAACAGCGTCCGCGATTACAGGCGAGCGGTCAAACTTATCAATTACAAGTTTAATGGAACCCACCCCAATTTCCTTGAATCCTGCGGTGTCCGGGTCTCCCGTTCTGTCCGCGATAGCCAGCAGCCGGGCAAGTTCAGATTGCGCATTTTTCACTGAAGTTGGGATTTCATCGCTATCAATGAAATTTCCATTTTTATCAATCATCCCAGATCGGGGTAAATCCCGAGCTTGGTCAGAATCCGTCTGCCAGCCGTCCCAGTCCATTTGCTCTTCCATTACCCGGCAAGACATTACCGCGTATCCATTCTTGGCGGCATCCTCAAGAGCAGCCCAAGTGGAATCATGCGGATTGGAAAGCACCCATTCCGTTATTTCCGCAATCGTCACATAACTATTAGCACCAGTGACTCCTGTTCCGTCTTCAACTACCACCGTTATCGCCATTTTAAATGCCTCGCCACGTTAAATGTATATAATCCTACCAATCCAGCAAACAAATCGATTCTTGCCCACAAAACCCCCACTCAGCCCCCCTTTTCAAGCGAAATAAACGCCTATCCCGAATGAAAAGGAGCAGGGTGGGAAAGGAGGAAGCGACCGCCAAGGGGTAACGATCAAAAAACCACCCTGCTCCATTTATGCAATCAATCCCCTTAAGGAATAATGGGAACCATTACGCTTGTCGTATCATTATACGTAATAACATTATCAACCGCATGTCCCTCATCAATTTCAAAGGCAGCAGCTTCGCTTATCCCAGCAGAAATACATCTATTGCGCATTACATTAATTGTATCATCATTCCCATCCAAGATAACAAACCCAGCAACTTGGATAAGATTATCGGCAATTAGTGCCATCATGCTCCGCGTTACGGTAGTCGTCCCTGTCACTTCAATCCCATTTTGAGCGCCGCCCTGGATACTATTCCGTAGAATTCGCATCCCGTTAACATTACCAGCAGCGATATCAATAACAGTATCCGAATACGCTCCATTAAATTCGCAATCTTCAACTTTTAACCATCCATGTGCGGTTGTTTTAATAGCAGTTGTCGCCGCGGCTGCTCCCCATGCTTCAAAAATACAACCATGAAATTCAATACCAGTGGAAGCACTTGTTAACGTCATTATCACGGCCGCAGTCGTTGGTTCAAATTGGATATTAAAAAATCGCGTGCCTACCGCCGTGTTTACAGGGGCGTGGTTCCCCCTGACGACAACCCGCGTGAAGTTATCGCAAGAGCCCACGCCAATAATATCTGTCTTTTGTGGAAACGCAATAAGGGTTTCGGTCAACCGATCACCGCGGGCGTAAATCACATTCCTTGCCGCCCAATTGCGATTCGTAGCGATATTGGCATGACTCGCTGCCATGGCAGTTGAAAGCTTTTGATATGCAGTTGCCCAGGACGTACCGTCCCCAGAATCGTTAATTACATTACCGTCAACATAATACACAT